ACTTTTGGAATGAAGTTCACCGATGAGGCCGAGCTATTCAAAACAGAAGACGGACACTATGCTTTAGAAGATGAATCCGGGGCTGTCATCGCTATGGCTGACACTTGTGAGGTCTGGCACAAGAAGAATAGGCGTATCTTTGCCCGGGTTAAAAATGCAAAGACAAAACCGATTGAAAGGTTCTTCTCAACTTTTGAGCAATTGTTATTAGACCGCTTCCTTCCGGGATATGTCCGGAATATCAAAGCTTCGGCCGCAGAAGATGAAGAGGCGACCCGCCGTCTTAATTGGCAGGAAGCTAACGGCTATCTTTTGCACTATGAAGAATTTGTTGAACAAGCTAACCTAGCCCTTGAAACATACGAGCAGCGTCTCCATTCTTCACTCAAACATTCTCCGCGTGATGAAATGATGAAAGCAATTGAAAAAGAAGGCTGGGAGCCTAGCCGTATTAAACTTGAAGATATCAAAGCCTTGTTTATGGAACCCGACCACCGCATAGTCAGAAATAACCGCATTACTATATCGGGTATTAACTATGTAGGGCCTAACCTTACTTCCGAAATGGTAAGTCAAAACCGCAATAATCTTGCAGGTCTTCAAGGTCAAAGAATCGAAGTCCGCTTCGATCCCGATGATCCTTCTTCCGGAGTTTACGCCATTCATCCTTTAACCAGAGAAGCTATCTTTTTAACGCCTGAAAAGCGTATCGATTTCTTTGATGAAAAAGCCGTTGCTGCTGCAATCGCAGAAAAGAACGCTAACATTCGGGCTGTTTCGGAAAGCTATGCAAAAACAATTAAAGGCTTCGGAAAGGTAATCACCTCAAGCCGTTATAAAAATCTCGAACAAGGAAAGAAAATCTCAAACGAATATGAAGCAAAGTTTTTGCCGGATCCTGAGCTGACCGATTCCGAGTTTGCCCAAGCTGTAGGGGAGCGTCTTACCATTGTTATTAACGCCTCTCAGAACCGCCGAAGCGTTTACTCATCAGAGCGCGACCGCTTCGATGCAATTCTTGATGCGGTTATGGACGGGGCTGTTTTAAGTGAAGCTGATCAAGCCTTTAAACTCAAATATGAAAAAAATATGAGTGAAGATGAAAGGCTCTTTTTTGAAACAAAAATCAATCTTGGGCTTGAAGCCCGAAAGGAGAAAACAAAATGGCACTAAAAGAAGTTTTAAACTTTAACAATCTATCCCACGGAGATGCTGCACGCATTACAGGGCTTAACCGCTCAACTGTTTCGCGTGTCGCTTCAAAAGATTATCCTAATTGGAAAGAAAAGGAAGGCGAAATCTTAAGCCTTCTTAAAGAAGCAGGCTATAATACCGAAAACATCGAAGAAGAAAAAACGGGTATAAGCCTTGACTTTGAAGCAGTTGTTATGACTCCCTCTGTTTCAGCTTACAAAAACCTTGCTTCAAGCTTAGCCGATCCTGAAGGTTCTCTTTCTTCAAGCCTCGGAATGGTAATAGGAACAGCTGAGAGAGGAAAAACCTTTACCTCAAAATGGTTCGTTTCCGAAAACTCAAACGCTGTCTACATCCTTTACATTGACGGCTCTTCCATCACCCAGCTTCTGCGCGACATCTGCTATGAAGTAGCAAATACCCGTCCTCATTCAATGAGTAAGTGTATCACTGTTTTAGAGCAATCCTGCCTTTATCAGAGGCATCTTATAATCATTGATGAAGCCGATAAATGCCCGGTCAAGCATCTTGAAACTTTACGCGGAATAAACGAACGCTGTCATCTTCCCTTTCTCTTTGTTGGAGAAGAGGCTTTAAAAAGTAAAATCGATCAGGTTCCTCGTCTTCGCTCGCGAGTGCGTCATCCTATTGTAGTCTTTGACCCAATAAAGGAAATCGACATTGCAGCTTATTACCGCTCGGCCGCAGGACTAACGCTTGATCTTAAAACTGCAAACCTCTTATCAAAAAGAGCCCGAGGTGGTTTCCGTACGGTTGCAAACGAAGCAAGAGCCTTGGTCAATATCGCCAATGCTTCGGGGCTTTCTACCATTACCGAAGAGATGATAAATCGGTTAGGTTAAAAATTAAAGGAGTAGAAAAATGAATACATCAATAAACAAAGCAAGCAGAAATAAAATGTTGGCTCTTATTCATCTACAAAAGAATAAGGCTAAAATCACGGATGAACAATACATCGGAATTCTTTTAGACCATGCCGGAGTAGATTCAGCTTCTAAGATTGAAAACATAAAACAGTTTAAATCCGTAATAGATGCCTTAAATAAAATTCTTATAGCGCAAGGAAAAGCCCCCTTAGGCAGTTCTCAAAATTTCACACCGCAATCTCAACGCTTCCTGAATGCTGTAAGAGCTAAGGCAAATGCAGTTCTCGGTAATCACAGTAAAAACCGCTTACAAGGTTATTTAAACAAAATGGGTAAATCATGCTTGGAAGATTGCAGCATGAGAGAGCTTCGCCGTGTTATGGGATTCTTAAGCATTATAGAAAAGAAATATTAGACAGGAAAACGAATATGGCTAAAGGAGAATTGTTTGAAAATTTAAGAGAATATAGAACCGCTCTTTCCCAACAAGAAAGGGAGACCGCCGTTAAAGGCTTAATTCAAAATGCCCGTATCGCCGGAAAGTATTTTTATTCTCTAAAAGAAACATGTGCAATCCTGCATTGTTCCCGAGATGAGCTTCAGACGATTCTCCACCAATTCCGTCTTGATGCCGTCTTATTTTTAGGCGTATACCGCATCCCTTGGTATGACCTTGCAGGCTTTATTTTAGACGATCACGATGACACCTTACAGGAGGATTTAAATGAATATCTACAAGAAATCATTAGAAGAAATCGAAGCCTTCCCGGAATTAATGCAGATTAAAATCGACATTCTCCCAAACTGCCCGCCCATCCTAAGCTCAAAAGAAGCTGCCTTTGTTTGTAATGTTTCTGAACCTACAATCCAGCGCATGATTTCAGGCGGCCTTCTTCCGGTTAATTCCGACCATGAAGTCCTTAAAAAAGACCTTATAAACTACATCAAATCCCACTCACTAGCCGATATTCCTTTGATGTAAAATCAAATAAAAAAGGGGCCAAAAGCCCCTTAAAAAATCGTTAAAACCCACCAAAACCCGCTAAAAACCACATCAAAAATAGTCAAAATTGATTATAATTCCCACTCAATTTTTTTTAGAATTGATACCCGCAAATTGAGGTGCATTCATTTGTGAGTAAATACATATAGAGAAGTTTTTCTAAACCTGTTAAACTATCAACCCAGTCATCGCTCCAAAACGAAGATGATATATACCGTTGTACTGCCATAAGTTACCACCTTTTTTCTCTTTTATTCATTTTTTATTTCTTTTGTAAATAAAAAAGATTTTTCATCTACTATAAACAGTCCAAATAAACCAAAAGAACAATCAGTATTATGTGTTTTAATTTTCTTAATAAAAGATTCTTTCATATTAAATATTTTATTTTCAACTTCTTTTATTTCTTGTAACATTTCTTTTAAATATTCTTTGTCTTTTAAAGATATTAAATCTTTTGAGTTTAAGGTTTTATTATAATTTTCACTTTGTGTTAGAATTGCTTCTTTTTTTTCTCTGATAAGTTTTTCTTGTTCTATTATTATTTCATATTCAGTTTTAAAACCATATGAATAGTAATAATATTTATTGTAAAGAATAAGGCAAAGAAATATAAACAAAAGGCCTCCCAAAAGAAAAAATATTGCTCCAATATCAATTAATTTTGAATTATTGGGAGCACCTAAGATATTCCATATTATCAAAAAAACTATTCCAACCGAAACAAGTAAAAATAAAATTATAAAAAACATATCACATCCTCCTTAATATTTTTTCCCATGTAAAGGTTCACGCAATTTATTGTATTCCATTTTTGCATTGATAAACTTTTCAATATCAATATTCAAATATCCGCAAAGACTGGCTAAACGGATAAAGGCATCTGCTATTTCAACCTCGAAAGTATCTTTTATTTCGTCCATTTTCGGTAAAGTAAAATTAGGAGGAAGCGAAACAAAAGACATATACTTTCCCTGTCTATGAGCCTCCATTGCTTCTGATAACTCACTTACTATCTGCATTAAAAGGCAGCCTATGTTTTGATTGTTCCAGTTATCATAAAAGCCTTTTTCTTTGGCATTGGCGTAAGCGCTTTGTACTAATTCATTGACTGTCATTCATTTACTCCTCCACCAGTTCCCCGCAGGGGGTGCCGTCATCGGCAAAGACAAAATCAGAAAACAAGGCTCTAATACTATAGTAGTTTGCATTTCCTAGCAAACAACCGTCACAATCAAACCCGACAACTAACATCGTAGTTTGACCGGCTTTACGTTTGAGCCAACCACCGTGTTTTTTGATTGCTTCCATTGCTTTATCAATATTTGAAAAAGGCTTGTACTTAGGTTCGGCTGGCGGTTCAATGAGATAGGCATAACAATACGCACAATCATTACCTACGAATAAATCGTCACCACCATTGTTATGTAATCTGTAAAATGTTTCAACACAATAAGTATCTTCTTCTACTTTTCTTCGCAAACCTTTTACAGTGTCTGCAAAAATACACTTGCTGCCTATAGGCAATTCATCGGCATTAACCGCCGTATAAACTCTTGATTTGTCAAATTTCATTTACATCTCCTCTTTTGCTATTTCTGCTTCGGCATCAATTCCGCTGATTTCCTTAAAAATTTCATTATCCCAATTAGGCAGCTCTAAAAGCATTTCATGTTCTTTTTTACCGGCTTTATCCCAAGCCAACCTAAAGGCTTTTTTATACTCTAGTCGTTTTAAAAACCCGCCACAGGTTTCAATCTCTTGTTTATGTTCTTTTTTTTCTTTGTCTGTTGCTTCGTCGCTTGAAATCCAAACCGTCAAATCAAAAAATAAAAAGCTAGGAAAGTCTATATCTTCTATTTCCTTATTTGTGGGTTTATTAAACATTATAAGTTTACTGTCTACAGTATTAAAAAAGCCTGTGTTATAATTGCCTGTGTTATAATCCCCTGTGTTATAATCGCCTGTGTTACGATATCCTGTGTTATAATTGCCTGTGTTATGATGTCCTGTGTTATAATCGCCTGTGTTACAATTACAAAACGCCTTTTTTTCTTCTTTCGTCAACTCCCTTAAAATTAAAATTTCATTCGTTCCAAATTTATTACCGTCGTTAACAACATTCCCCGTTGCGATTATTTCGCAAATTCGGCTATTAGATAAACTGTAAGGACTTTCAACTTCTATTTTATGTAATTCACGGCAAAAATGAATGACGGTGCCAGAACACAGTTTCAATTCTTCTTTTTTTGCGTTGGTTCGGTATGTTTTGCCAATTTCAAATTGCATATCTCTACATCTTAAATCTTTATCAAACGCTTTATATCCTATCATTTTGTTTCCTCCACCCATTCATCAACAGTCTTTATTTCAAGGCCGAGAGCTTTGGCTATTGATAGTTCTAAATCTCGCCCCTTTGATTCGTGCTCACTTTCAATCAATGCAATTGATAAGTTTTCATTCCTTGCTATAATTTCAAGGCCTTTTCTCATACACTTATTCCAGTCCCAGTCTTCTTTGCAAAATATGACGGGTGATATTACGCCGTAATCGGCTTCAATAAGTCTTTTGCGTGCATTTTCAAAATCCTGTTTGTAATTCGGATTTTTAGTTACAGCTCCGCATAGATAAAGTTGTTTCATTTTTTTACCCCTATATTTATTTTTTTATAGTATTTAATATCTTCTTTATATTTTTTAATTTCAGTCTCATATTCGTTTTTATAATTTTTTATTGAAGTTCTTTCTGCTTCTCTAAAATCCTTTATATATTTTTTATTCCTCTCTTGAAAATCTTTTATGGTCATATCGGGCTTTATCTGAGGGCTAAATTTTTCAATATAATTATAGTCATAATCAATATCACGTTTATTTAAATTTTCTTTTTCTTGTTTGTTTAGAAATTTAATCTTTTCTTTTATGTTCTCAATTTCGTTTTCTATCCATTCTATTTTTTCACTCGGTGTCATACCCTCATAAAAATATAACCCGTATTCATCTTTTATAATTTTCCGACTTTCTTTTCTCCATTGATAGATCTTTTCATCAATAGGTATTTGTGTTTTATTTTCCGTGCGCTGTATTTCTGCGTTCATTATTTTTACCTCTTTCTTAAAACATATTCATCTATATCCAGCCAATCATGCAAAGTTATATTTGGTTTTCCTTTTTGAAAAATGAACCAAGAAAGAGCTTGCATACCAGTTTCTATTTTGCCGTCCTCTCTTAATTCTGCTGATAACATAGGATAACGATTAAAGGTCAGAACATGAGTTAGCGGATAATCCTTATTTTGGAAAATACCTGTACCGTTTTTGTTAAAACGAGAAACACCTTGTAGATATGTTGTAGGAGCTAAAAGAGCGAAACCAACAGTAAAAACTTCAAAACATTTTTCTACCCATTTATTGAATAATTTAAAAGGCGGATTCATAATACCTATCTCCGGTTGTATGCCAAAATGAAATTTATTTTCACCCATTTTTTTTATATTTAAAAAATCTACACCTTTATTCAAATCTGTTTCTAATAAAAAAACATTTAAGATATTTTTTTCTTTAAGAAAAGAAGAAATTACTTGGCCAATAGCTTGTTTTCCACAACAATAATCCGCAATTCTAATCTTATCTAAATAAAGATTAGATAAATCTATTTCTTTTTGAGAAAAATATTCTAAAAGAGCTTTTGTGAGACAATAAGGCGTCTGATAAAAATCGGCTTCATTTCTATTTTCTCTTTTTTGATTTCTTGAAAAGTTTTTTCCCATATTTTTCTCCAATTAGCCAAATAATTCTCTCGGTTCAAAAAGCTGTATTTGTGCCGTATATTCCTTAAATCTCTTTTCTTGTTTTTCAAAATATTCTTTGTCAATTTCAATACCGACAAAATCAAACCCCATATCATAGCAAGCAATTTTGCTTGAACCTGAACCTAAATGAGTGTCAATAATACTCCAGCCATGTTCGGCATATTTTGATAATAACCATTTATAAAGTTCTACAGGTTTTTGGGTCGGATGAATTTTTCCACTATAGCGATTATCAAACCTAAATAACTTACTAGGTTCATTAAAATTAGTCCAAGCTATTTCTACGGCTGAAAAGTTAGGGAAAGGCTGCATCTTATCCCAGACAACAATACATCGATAAGGCGGCAAAGGGAAATAATTTCCACCCCAAATAATTTGGTATTTACTTATTCTAAAAAGCTCTTTCCAATATTCTTCAGTAGGAGCCTCATCCCATTCATTTATTTTATCTGCATCTCGATTAAAAATTCTCTGCTTTAATTTACCTCGACCATGGGCGAATTCTTTTCCTGTCATTTTTTCTACCCCATAAGGAGGATCTACAATTGCTAAGTCAAACTCTTTATCACGGCATTGTTTTAAGTAATTCATACAATCCATGTTAAATACATCGCTTTTACTCATTTCTATAAGCCTTCCTATGAGCTCTTTTAAACTTTCCGGTTAAATGCGGAAATTTATTTAAAAACTCTTTTTCGCCTATCCTGTGTAAAAGCTCATGTTCGTTGTATGTTAAGGCACACCAGTTCCATACTTCATCCCTTGCTTCAGGATGCACTCCCCGTGTAGCAATATGATGTAAATGAATAGGGCCTGTTAATCCGCTTGCTTCACTATATGTATGCCGTCTTCTCCATTCGGTCTCATCAATCGGACGAGTACATTCTTTATCCCAATAATCCAAAGGATCGCAAATCTCGCCTCCACGCCACATTGTCCATTCCCATAAAAGGTTTTGCACATCAGTTTGCAAGTCGAAAGTTAATTTACACTCCGTTGCTAGATGAAGCATAAGCTCATTTATAAAATAAGCCGCCTCAAAAGTATTTGCTTCGGACATGTGAATTACCCTCAACCGTGAACCATCCAGTTTACTCGGAGCCTTCATTCCGTAAGCATCAAGTAAATCTAAATAAAGATTGTATTTTTCTTCTTCAGTAGGCAGCCTTCCGTCCATCGAAACAAAGATTGCCGTTACAAGGGCAAATATGGTACGCAGTTGTTTATAGGATTTTGAGCGGTACGGCAAGTCAAAAGTAATATGGAGCAAAGACTCACTTCCACGCCGCCTATCCCTTTCAGCCTTAGCCTTAAAAAGACGATCCAACAATAAGGCTTCCTTTTTATCGGTAACCTGTATCATTATAAAATGAGAACCGTTTGAGAATACCTTGCGTGCCTTATATTGCCCTGTAACTTTCATTTAAAGTCTCCTACATTGGAAACATAGGGCCGTCATAAGAGGCCTCTTGCTGCCTGTCCCATAACTCATTCAATTCTTGGTCATCTTCTTCAGTTATTGTTTCTGCCCCGCTATCTTCCGGTTTATTTTGTGCAGGAATATTTTTACTCATTTCTTTTTTTGAAGGAGTTTCAGATTTTTCGGTACTTTGCTCGCTGTTTTGATTGGCGGATACTACTTCAGGAATTTCATATTGTACATCTGTAACAATTTCATAGTTACCGGAATCGGTTATCATCTTTTTTTCGATGATGCCGGTATCGGCACTTATGGCTTCCGAAAGGTTCTTTGCTTCTACCGTTTTAGGAGCATACTTTAAAAGAGAACGCAGTATAGTTTTTTTTGCCATTTCTTCAGCGGCAGTTTTCCATGGAGAATCGGAAGCATTGTAGCTTTGTGAATATTTTTTAGCATGTGCAAGAACCTGATCCCAAGTCCAAACTTCAAAATCTCCTCCTCCATTTATAAGCTCATACAAAGCATAAACATGGGTAGGACTTCCTGTTCCTTTCGGAACATGATTTAATACGGGGTTTAACCCGTAAGAATAATTAAAATCATCACCTTCATGTACTACAACAGCTTTAATTCTTCTAAATTCGTTTGTACGGTAGGCAAGCCCTAAAAGGCCTTGATAACCTATTTGAAATTGACATTGCAGTCCGCCGGTTTTTAGCTTATACGGAATAAGATAAGCCTCTCCCAAAGGAGTATTTACTTCAAGCCCTAACTGAGCTGCAGTCAATAAGGCTCCAAAAAATGACTCTTGACTACAAGCTCCAAGTTTTGGGTTTTTTGTTATTGCCGTCATCGCTATTCTCGCCATTCTTTCAGGCGTAATAGTTTTCGGCAATGCCATTTTAAGCATATCGGTATGCTTCATAATCATAGAACGTAAGTCCTGCGTTCCTTTTTGCTGTACTTGATTTTGATTGTTTACTTTCATAGTGTTACTCCTTTTTTGTAAAGTTCTACGCATAACTGCCTTGTAGCTTTTATATCTGCAAGAGCTGTATGTGCATTTTCCAATTTAATATTTAAGGATTTACATACAGTTCCTAATTTTAAATTTGCCAAAAAAGGAACCGTATTTTGTTTTACTGCTTTTTTTACCATATCCATTGCATCGAATTGACATGAAAAATAATCGTCAAGGTTTAAGTTGTAGCGGGCAAACAGAGCCTTTAAATGCCTGTAATCAAAATTGCATCTGTAACCTGCAAACTTTAATTTTTCGCCGTCGCCGAAAACATGAATTGCCTGATGTAAAAATTCTGCGATATTAGGTACAATTACCTCAGCCGGAGGATATGAACAGATTTCTTCTTCAGTTACCTTATGTGTCTGATATGCTTCTTCGTGATAAAGGATAGTTTCATTAAGAGGGTTCAAATGAAAGACCCTCTCACATTCTACTTTTCCGTTTCGGGCAAAAAGCAAGGCAATTTCAAAGGCACCGGAATTTTCAGGTTCTAATCCTGTCGTTTCGGTATCACACCAAATTGTATTCATTTTAGAATCTCTCCGTCTTTTAGATAAATGACATCATCATCAGGATTTTCAGGAATGCTTCCGACTTTAAGCATTATTACCAAAAATCCTGATTTTTCGGCCCAATCGGAAATGATTTTTGTATGTGTTTCATCAAGACTTTCCGCATTGTCAATTACAAGAATTTTAAGCTCACCTGTAAAACGGATACCGAGTGAAAGAAAAACTTCAATGCTTTGCGCCGTTGACCAGTTGCCGATTGTGTTCGTCTTTGTAATTCCACGCACCGCACCGTTATGAACAAGCTGATTTTCTTCATTTATCTCAAGACCTGATACGCCTAAGTTCATATTTGAAAGAACATCTTTACGCTCTTGCCTTTTTGCTTCAATTTTTTCTGTAAGAGCTTTGTATTCTGCTTCCAGCTCTTCAATCTTTTTTAAGTCGGAGCAATACTTATCGTAGGCATTAGCAGCGGTTTCGTTTTTGTTCCATTCGAGAATTGCGGCATCTATTTTTTCAATATCTTCTTGGGTATATGTCTTTTCTTGTTTTTTAAGCCATTCCTGTAAAGTTTTTTTTGCTTTATTAAGTCTTTCAATTAACTTGTCAATGTCAGCTTCACACTTAAAAGACATAGAGTGAATTTCTTTTTCGGTTCTTTCAAAAGCTTCTTGCACTGAAGATAAGAATTTAAGGGCCTTTTCTTTTTCGACCTGTAACTCATCAATGGGTTTTCCGTGTACAGCCTTTTGAACAGGGGTAGGATTGCCGAATTGCTTTTTATCCCTTCCTGTCTGTGTACGTTCTTCTTCAAGGCGTTTTAATTCCTCATCGATTACGACAATTTTTTCGGTTGCACCGGTGCGCTCTTTCAAAAGCTCAATGATCGCCTCGTCAGTCCAATCTTTCATCGAAAAGGGCATTTCAAGCCCTGAACGGATAGAATCAAGGAATGTCCTAACTCCTCCCGAAACCTTAGCATAACGGCCCGTAGCCTCATCAAGCCTAGCAACTTCCTGAGTTACCTTACTGCCGATAACCGTGCGGATTTTAAGCTCTTGATCGGTATAGGCTATGATTTCTGCCTGCTCTTCTCCTGTGCTTATCATGCCAGGTACAAAGTCTTTTGCTCCGCCAAGCGTCAAAGCAATAGATTGAGCGATTGTAGTCTTACCCGACTTATTCAATCCTTGAATAACCTGCACACCGGCACCGTGAAATTCGATTTCCGCCTGCTTAATTTTTCGCACATTGCGAATTTCAATTTTCTTTAGTAACATGTTGTTTTCCCTCCAAGTCTATCAATTGTTGATTTACATCTATTAGACGAGCTTCAAGTGATTCTATTGTTTTTTCAATCCTTGATTTTTCTTTGTATAATACCGATAGAGCATTTCCCTCGTATGCAGGTTTTGTTTTCGGTTTTGTGTCGGAAGCCTGTACAACAGTTTTTCCTTCAAGACCAGCATTTATTATAGTTCCTTTATTTTCTCTGCTGGCACGGGCTGCCTGTGTTTGAATATCCATACCTAGACCTTTATTACCTAATTGATGTGCAGCAACAGCTGTCCTAGCAGATACATTGGTAATTTGTATTTGTCTTTCTACAACATCTTCTATTCGTATGTCTTTTTTTACACAAATATCTTCTAACTTTATAAGAACTTCTCCAAGTTTTCGCTGTAGTTCTGCAATGGCGATCGTAAGCTCCCTTGCTTCATCAATAAGTTTTTGAGTTTCATCATCAATACAAACTTTATAAAGTCCTTTTTTTTCTGCTATGTCTACAAGATCGTAAAATAATGACCAAAACTTTTTACTATGAGCTATCCGTCCGGAGCCGCCCCTTTCGGTTTCGATAATGTGATGTGTTAGTTCGTGAATTGCCGTATAGAGAAGTTTGTTTTCATGTATTTTGCCTTCATCATCAGTAAAATTGCCGTTATTTATGATAATAGTTTTTTCTGAAGGTCTATAACAACCGTTTACTCTTTTATTCTTTTTTGAAGTAAATACAACAATATAATCCTCTTTCGTCTTATAAATCTTTTGTAATGTTTCTTTAATTGTATTCTGATTCATTCAAAACCCGCCTTTTTAAGAGGCAGCTTTGTGTAAGTTTTTTCTTCACAAAACTGCTTCTTAATTTTTTTACTTTTTAGGCTCTGTGATACGGAACATACTACTTTCCGATTCTTTACAGTAGGTCTCATAAATGCCGTCTTTTTTCAACTTTTCACTGTCTACGGATTTTCTCATAAACTTTGAAAATGAAATATTATATTTACCAGCAACGGCCTTAGCCTTGTCATCTTGAGAACCTGTTTGCTGTTCAATGATTTTTAGTTTAAGACTTGAAGCAATCTGCGCCTTTCTTGCTTCCATCTCCTTTAGTTTTTCATTAATTAAAAGATATTCGGCGGAAAGGCTTTCAGCTTCGCCGTCAAGAATTATTGAAACGGAGCTGCCTTTAAACATATCGGCGATAAGGTCGCTTTCGGCATCTACTCCGGAGGGAGCAGGCATTACATCTTTTTCAACAAAGTTTTCCCAAAAGTCTTTTTCCGCTTCAATAAGGCGGCCAATAAACTCATCTTCTCTTTGAATTACATAATGATGAAATTCGTTTTTATCAATGAGGTATGCCGATAAAACGAACCACGGCAAATTTAACACAGCCATATAATGTTGCGTTTGTGCAAAGTAGCTATCGGGGATTTCGTTTTCGGTAAAACCGTCTCCACGCTGACTTGTTTTAATTTCATGTCCGCCTAAACCTTTCAGTGCAATCCCATTGATTTCTTTTTCTTCTTGAAGGTATATAACGCCGTCAATATTTGCACTCATAAAAGAGTGTTTCTCCGATGTGAACATATACGGAACGGCCTCAATCGGAACCTCAAGCTCTTCACGGCATTTTTGGCGTATCGGATCTTCAAGCCAATTACCTCGCTCCGTTGCAGTATTCCCTTCAAAAGTGTTTAGACCTTTTTTGTCAAGGTACACCGTTAAAGGGCTTGCCCATTTGTTTAAACCCATAATAGCCCCTGCATCGGAGCCTCCGATGCTGCCTCTCCGAGCAGTAAGCCATTGTTCATGTGTCATGTCTTTAGTAAAAACATGACTTTTGTTCGCTTCAAGTAATTGTTTGTACAATTCCAT